TATCTGTCCATTCTTTCATCTGATCAAGTATTTTTTTATTACGATAGTACCACGATATTACATCTTTACTTACCTTATCACATGCCGAATATTCATCTAATATATACTTGTCATCATCGGTAGACATATGTATTTTGTGAAATTCTAAAATGTTCTCAAGATGTGCCATATTCTTAACATTTTCTATATTAAGTGCATCAATGCATTTCAATTCTTCTTCGAGCATATAGATTATTGAGATATTATTTTTTTATACATAGATAAAATACCTTCATTGTCAATTTTTTCATCTTGAGCTCCAAATGACATGTGTGAACACATAATACTTGGGTATATGTACGGTTTATATTTACAATCTTTTATATGCGGATAATTAAACATTGTTTCATCTATAAAATGTTCGCGTGTTTTAAATATTTCTTTTATATGCTCAATAAGATGTTTATTAAAAAACAATGTATTTATCTGTATATACCCCATATATTCACCACCAAAACATGTTCCTAGACGATCACCTCCCCAACTCAATTTATTGTCTATAACTATTTTTGGAGCTCTAGGACAGTTAGGTTCATATTGTTTAACGACAATTGGCGAGAAAATTGTATTGGTTAATTTATTATTTGTAAATAATTCATGCATAAGTTCAGCAGCTTTGTGATCATTTATTACATCTATAATTTTGTCACCTGCTCTTATCACTTCCATGAAATTTGTTGTATTTATTGTTAAGGAGTTGTTAACAATTATAGGAGTAGTCCATAAAGTATCATTATTTTTTACAAAATCAAATATCTCATCGAACTTAGTTATGTCTACATAAACTATATCGTCATCCATTTTTACAAATAGACTATCCTCGTATATTTCCTTTGTATATTCTTTCCATACCAAACTAAAGTTATCAACTTTCCAAGAAGAACCCCCATTTTCGTAATCTATTTTTGTTCTATCATCCGAATTAAAAATCTTTATTTTATCCGATTTCAGACTATTTACCCATGTAGTATCAGAATCATTCCTTGAATAATTCCAAAGATGTATTTCATCTAACTTTTTTTCTTTTAGAGCCTTATTTAAGTAATGCATTAAAATTTGCATTCTATCTTCTCTACCAGCAAATACAATACATATACGCGACATTATATTAAAAAATACATTAATTTCTTTAACTTTATAAATTGTTTAGGTGCGATATATTAAAGAATACACTGTACATATTATAAATGAAACTATCTTACGCTATTTGTGTATGTAATGAATCACGTGATTTATTTTCACTCGTATCGTTCTTATTAAAAGTAAAGGATGAAGAAGATGAAATTAATATTTTAATAGATACATTACATGTTACCGAAAATGTTAAAAACGTCATCGAATATTTCGGTGATAAAATAGTAACGTGTGAAAAAGACTTCGATGGTAATTTTGCGGAACATAGAAATTTCCATTTAACTAAGTGTTTGGGTGATTATGTATTTATGATAGATCCCGACGAAATGCCAAAAGAGGATCTTATTATAAATATTAAAAAAATGATACATGATTCTGGAGCCGAATTGGTAATGGTACCAAGAATAAATATTCACCCAGGGTTTACACAAGAATGGCTTGAAAAATATAAATTTAAAACAAATGAACTCGATTGGATAAATTGGCCAGATTATCAAGGTCGTATATTAAAAAATGACAAAAATATAAAATGGACTCGTGGATTACATGAAGTTGTTTCTGGTACAGATAAAATGGTACAATTACGAGCTGATCCAAGGATCGCTTTATGGCATATTAAATCAACTGAAAAACAAGATAATCGTTGGGACAATAATGGTAACTATAAAGTTCCAGAATCAAGTAATGATTTATATGACTCTTTAATGTAATTAAAGACTTAAATAAACATTTAACATATGATCGCTTTAATTACAGGTATTACCGGACAAGATGGTTCGTATTTGGCGGAATTTTTACTTGAAAAGGGGTACGAAGTTCATGGTATAGAGAGACGTTCATCTTATACCGAATCTCGTATTAATACCATTATAGAACCTAAATATAGAAACCATAAAAATTTACACATGCATTATGGTGACATGACAGACTTACCCGCACTTACCGATACAATAAAATCTGTTCAACCAAATGAGATTTATAATCTCGCTGCACAATCACATGTAGGTTTATCGTTTAAAATGCCTGTGTATACATCAGAAGTCGATGGTATAGGTGTTTTAAAAATTTTAGAAGCTATACGATTATCGGGACAAATTAAAACGTGTAAACTGTACCAGGCTTCTACATCAGAACTATTTGGTAAAGTTCGTGAAGTACCACAAAATGAAAATACACCATTCTATCCCAGGTCACCTTACGGTGTTTCAAAACTCATGGGGTATTGGTCTATAGTCAATTATAGGGAAATATATGATATGTATGCATGTAATGGTATAATGTTTAACCACGAGTCACCGAGACGAGGTGAAAATTTCGTTACTAGAAAAATCACACTTGGCGCCGCTAACATAAGTTTAGGCAAACAAGACTGTTTATATCTTGGAAACTTAAATTCTGAACGCGATTGGGGACACGCACGCGATTATGTCGAGTGTATGTGGAAAATTCTACAACAAGACGAACCAGGAGATTACGTCATAGCAACAGGTGAAAATACATCTGTACGTGATTTTGTACGTATAGCATTTAAACACGTCGATATAGATTTGAAATTCGAAGGTAAAGGTGTAGAAGAAGTTGGTATAGATACCAAGACAGATAGAATCGTTGTTAGAGTAAACCCTGAATTTTTTAGACCAACAGAAGTTGATAAATTACTCGGTGACCCATCAAAAGCTATGCAAAAATTAAATTGGAACCCAAGATCTACATCACTCGAAGATATGATAAAAGAAATGGTATCAGAGGATTTAAAATAATTTCTCAGTACATTGTAAATATGTCTGAAACAACACTTGTTAGAGATCCTAAACTAGTCGGTCTAGTTAATAAATTAAAAACGGGTAAAATTGAAACCGAAATTGGATACCCTCAGGTGGGATTAACCGTTTTACTCGGTATATTCTTTATTGCCATTACTGCTCTCGGTATTGATAAATATAACAAATGTGAAGGTATACAAACCTCTGAAAAGTACCAAAACCTTAAAATGTTCATGAGTCATACCATGACTATTGCCATAACAATTCCAGCTATCCTTCTACTTCAAAAACTTGTAAGTAATGAAGGTGGTGTTTTTACAATCGTGTACGCGATTATGGGTCTTACTGCGTCATCTATTGCCGTGGACATCATGCGCCAGCCCGAGTGTGAAGCTACAGTTAAGTCAAGTGATAAAAATTTTGCGAAATTGTCCGTTGGTGGTTGGTTAATTTTGCTACTTGCTGGGTCCTTTTTTACATTTAAAAAATATCCTAAGTTAGGAGAAGTCTTCAAGAAGAAGGCTATTTAATATGGAAATACATGAATCTATATATTTAATGATTATGCTCTTGGCCCACGTGTTGCGTGGTGCAGGAACATTTACGTTCGAAGAAAAAATGAATATGATTAAGTTTGTATCGTATATTGTTAAAAATACGAATGTACCACTCTTAAACACCCAAAATACCAGCGGTTGCCAATCCCGTGAATGCAACCATAGCACCTCGTCCTACATTTCGCATAGCGAATAACTCAAACTCCTCCTCTGTTAATGTCGTAAAAGCACTCGTTACCGAATACGTTGCTAACAGAGTACACCCAAGACCTATCAATGAAAATGGTGGGTATGACATTTGTTCGACAACATTCAAACCCGTAAGACCCCAGTTTGTAAGTCCCAATACAGACCCATACATCGCCGCCCGTCCATTTACAACTTCAATATATGGGAAATTTGGTCCAGGTGGTGGAGGTCCTTCACTCCCATTAGATGCATTTGTTGTTGGTCGTTTTCGTCTTTTATTTTTTGGTGGAACTGTACAGAATTGTAGTTTGTGTATAATTGTTTTCATTCTTCCTTTTTAACGGATTTTTCCTTTAATAGTCTTTGTAAAATATATAAACCTAAAAATAAACCCGCGGATGAGTATATAGCTGAAAAATTTGAACCTTTTCTATACTGGTAAATAGTCCAGAGTGTACTGGCAATGATACCAGATACAACATACTCTGTGCTATAATATGAAATATCTTTAGTGTTTATTAATTTATTTGTGAGTATACCCATTTGTCCCATACCGATAAGTACGGCAACGAATGCAATTTTATCGTTTGTATCCATATTATAGTTATTAAAGAAAATAATTCATATAGATATATAAAATGTCCCAAAAAACCCCAGAAAAGATTGTATCAAACTATGATTCTAAATCGAAACAGTCCAAGAATGTTGCACTGGAAATGAAGAAAATCGTTGAACGGTACCGAGGTAAACGCGTTACTAAAGAAAACGTGTGTATTTTAGTTTCCACGCTCATGCTCCAAGCCCAAAACCTCAAAACTATTTCTGGTCCTGATAAGAAAGAACTCGTCACTGACTTGATCTTTTCTATTATTGAACAAATTGATGAAGGTGACGTTGATACCGAATTCGAAACGCTACTCAAGGCTATGGTTCCAGGCATGATTGATAGTTTTGCCATTATGTTAAAAACAAGTGCGGGGTGTAAAAAGTTGTTTGGATGTTTCAAGTAAATAACATAACATAAAGTTTCGTCTCGTATAAATAATAATGAAGTTTCCAAATTTAGAAACCATGGTCATGTATGGTGTATACACAATCAGGGACCTTATTTTGTATTCTCAAAACAAACTCGTTAAACGCAATGTTACTATTTTGAATGAGTGTGATCACTGTTCCTTCGTTTTTTCCGGACCCACGTGTACTAACTGTAACGATATTAAAAATAATTCGCTCGTATAATCAAATGTCATATACTACTGTGACTACTTATACGACCAAATTAGGGAGTGAAAGTGAAGTCGAAAGTGACTGTATAAGTTGTTCAGAAAGACGACTCATAAAAAAATTGAAACATACATTTTTTAAAAAAGGGTTTCGGTTACACCAGTTTTCGTCGTGGGTCAGTCGAAAACATGGAACTTTAGTGATATGCCGGGAAACCAGTTACGGTGACGGTATATCACTACCTTGTGTTATGTGTCGAAAAATTATAGAAAAACACGATTTAAAGTGGATCGCACACGATGGTGAGAAATGGATTCACTCTCGGAAAACACCATGTCTTCCAAAATCACGACCCACGAACAAACAAAGAAAACATTTAGGTTTTGGTCTTAATGATTAAACCTAAAGCTGTTTCCAAGTTATTTTCGTTACGTTTGAGTGGCTTTTCCCTTTTTAAACGTAGTGTTTCGTTTTTACCGGACGCACTCGTTATATCACTTAGTTTTTTCGTATTTGAAACTATAGGTATAACACGTTCCGGTAAAGGTTCTATTTCTACTTCTCTAGGTTTTTCTACGTCGACTACATTGTTTTCTCTAAATTTATCTATCGTTAAGTCACCACCGAACTCAATGAGTCTTTGTCGGTGCGGTGCTCTTTTTATGGTTCCTATCTTATCGAAAAGTTTACGACGCATCATGACCATATTACCACATATGAGTCCACCGCGATTACACCCATACTTATCGATTGCGTATGTTTTCATGCAACTCCATGAACAGAAGTTACCGGACGTATAGAATTTGTTTCGTCGTTCGTCGTGTTTATGGGGCATGCTTAAAGCCGTACCCTCAAATGGATGGCAACACCACCAACACCACATTCATAAGTTAACTTAAATTTACTTTTTTTCTTTAAGTTTAATTACTTACAAGTATTATTAACATGAAAGATGAAAAAATGGAACATGAAGATGATGCGATTGTACCAATTTGGAATGTAGGTTTTTCATAAATTTCTAATTCTTCTTCGTCTTTGTCTTTGTCTTCGTCTTTAGATGAAGAAGATTTTAATGGTGTAGAGGATGGATCACTCGAAGATGGAGGTGGAGGTGGAGGTGGAGGCGCTGTTTGTCCGTCGGCGGCACCGGAATCAGCTTCAAAATTTATTTCACACCCTTGTTCAATAAGTAAATTTTGTGCTTTTATATTATCAGCGTCCACCTTTTGATCGCATATAGCAAGTTTGTTTGCACACGCATTTGGTTTTCCGCTACTTGGCATTATAACACCACTACCGTCACATAGACCGGGTACCAAACAATCTGAATTACCAAACAAACCCGAGGCGGATGTTAAACCAGCATCCTCGAATGTTTTAAACGCTGAATTTATTTCGGGACATCCCGCCCATGTTGGATTCGCTTTACAGTGATTGATAAAATTCGTACCACCATCTTGAACATTAACACACTTACATTTGTCACTACCCCGGTTAGATTTACACCATTCGCGAGCTTCTCTCTCTGCCTCACCAGCGTTTATAACCGATTTGATTTTATCATAACACGTTTCATTTTTTTTGGATACAACTTTCATTAAGTTTGCAGTATTGGTACAATACCCCGTTCGTTGTGTACCTACACTTGAAGAAAATCCAAAAAGAAATTGTTCATAAAGAGTTCTATCTTTTTTTTGACCAGTACCATCACCCATTTTACCTGTAGCGTTAACTCTATTCATACGAGCTTCGCCTGACCATGTTCTCATATTCGCATCGGTTATTAGACTATCATTAAGTCCACACTTTAATCCCGCAGACGCACCACCAAAAACATCACTTTTACCGGTATAATCCTTATGTCCTTCGTGTGCACCACCTATTTTTTTTATACTATTAAATTTTCTACATGGATTACCACCGGCGCCACCTTTATCTTCTCTGAGATTGTTTCCATTTATGTTTACACAATGGTGTCGACGTCTCCCCTTTCTACCCTTTCTATGTCGCGAAATTTGTGTTTCGCCATTACATCCACCAGCATCATTGTCTCTATGACCACCTGGTACAAACCATCCTGATGCATATAAGTCTGGCATTGTATTTATTAGTATATAAAAATATTTTTATTTTTTAGAGTATGCTGGTTATATTAATTATTATTGTATTGATAGTAATATATCATATAAAATCGGTAAATGTAAATAATACACATTTTTTATATAAAAATAGTTTATCAAGACATGAATGTGAAGAACTTATACATATGTCTAAAAAATATACCCTTGAAACTAAATTAGATGGTGTAGATAATAAACCAGAATACCAGGTCGATATTTATGATTCCGATACGATTGTTTCTGAAGATTTATACGCAAAAGCAATACATATTTATAACAAACATATCAGGAAAAGGCTTAGACACGTAAAACACCCCGATTTTATATTTTTGAAACGGTATAAACAAGGTGAAAGAATTCATATACCAATACACTATGACGAAAGTCGAGTGTCCTTTAATTTTCTACTTTCCGATACGAACGATTTCACGGGTGGTGAACTTTATATGTTTGATAAAACACAATCAAACTTAATCAATAAAAGTATAACAACGACGACTAGAGATACTTTTATAAATACATATAAAAACTTACCCGTTATACACAATTTTGAACAGGGTGATTTAATCGAATATGAAGGTGGTGAACAAATGCACGGTATTTTACCCGTGAAGAGTGGTGTGAGATATCTGTTAACATTTTTCTTTGAATAAAGTATGTATGTATGTATTACTACTCTTTTTACTATTAATTCTCGTATACAAAAATATAGAATACTTTAAATATAAAAGGGTTCACCCTTATGGGTTTCCTTTATTAAAAGAAGTAAATGAGTATATAAATACATCTGAATGTAAAAATATCACGAACAAAATAGCGAATCATCCTGCACTGGGGTATGGTGGGTTTTGTATACGATTTAGTGATTCGCCTGGAACTGAAAAGATGTTCCGTGAAAATAACTTACACGAAATATACGATATATTCAAACGTGTTAAAAAAGATGGTACAAATGTGTACATATGTAATATACTAATATTACCAGTTTCATCGGGTACAACTATAGGTGAACATTATGATGGTACACACGAAGAAACTGATATATTCGGACGTGAATATATGCCTTTGTGTAGCACTGTACTGTATTTAAATTTACCTAATTCGTTTACAGGTGGACAATTATTTATTAAAAAGTTCAATAATGACCATATTTATAAGAAAATAGAACCGATTATAGGTAAACTTGTTCAGTTTCGTGGTGATATGTCACATGGTGTAGATGAAATATATAGTGATGAAAAAACAGATCGATTAAGTTTAGTTTTTGAACAGTATATTGTTGATAAAGAAATACCATTTAAAATTGAACCTATATTTACCGAAACAAAACGTGATGAAAATGGAAATATTATACTTATGTAACCCTATATAAATTACCAGATAAAGTCATTCGTTGGTTATCCACTGTATGTCTTTCTACAAAATGATTAAAACAACTCGGAAACATAACAATTTGACCTTCTTTTATATCGAGTTTTATACTTTTTTTAAGTTGTGGAATATTTTCTTCATATTCTGAATAAAAAATGTGCATGGGTGAAGGATTACTAAAATAAAAGCCTGCATCAGTTTTAGGGTTATACTTTGCCATGTAATTAAAACTAAACATGGATTCAGAAGGTCCACAAAATGTTTCATCATCTGGATCACCTAAATGCCAGTGTTCAGATGTATGATCACCTTTATTATAAATATTAAACCATATATCCGAACAGTCAAGTGATGTACATTTTTCGTTTCTACATATTTTAGTGGTTAAATTAAGTTTTTCTATATTCAATTCTTTTAAAAGCTTTTTCGTATGTTTTTCAATTTCACTGTTTATATATTTCGTTTCATTTATATACGCTCGTAAATCAAAAAGTATACCCTCATCTTCATCCTGTACACCCCCTAATTCATCTGTAATTTGTGTTTCACGTTTAGGTTTTACATTATTTCTACAATATTCAACTTCATCTATAACAGACTGAGGATTTTCAAACGAACCTATATATATAGGTAAATCAAAAATATACTGTATCATCTTATATGTTACAATATCATATTTCTTTATATAAATTACCGGAAAGTGTTATTCGAGGACCATCACACTCTTGTTTTGAAACTTCGTGTACCATAAAAAACGGGAAAATAATTACATCTCCTTGTTTAACATCTGGTACAAAACTACGAGTAAAACACGGTTCGTCCTTTTCCCATTCTTCTTCGAATGGCGATGATCCTGATGAACAATCTATAATTTTGAATTTAGCATCCTTTTCTTTATCATATTTCATAAAGTATGTAAAACTAAACATGTTTTGTGGGTGTCCCTTATATTCAGGTTCTTCGTCTTCGTCACCTATAGCATGCCAATGAGGTCCCTGATAATGCCCTTTTTCATATATGTTAATCCATGTATCATTACATTTATTTTCAGTACATGTTGAGTTTCCACATATATTAACTGTAAGGTTTATATCCGTATTTAATTCATTTAAAAATATTTTAGAGTGTTTATGTAATTCTTGAAATATGTATTTAAAGTAATTTTTTTCATTTGTCAATCCACCCCCATGTCCATCTGTAGATGTTGTTAAACACTCTGCATTCCATTCATCGGATGTATTAATTATTTTTGTTTCATCAATACATTTTTGAACCTCGTTTATAGCTTTAGAATTGTCTTCTATTGAAAATGTATATACGGGGTAACCATACACGTATTGTATCATATTATAGTTAAATTTATAAATATACTTTTAACTACATTTATAAATTTAATTCGTTTTTATTTTATTTAAATTTATTTTTTAGGGATTTTACTTATTGCATTTTTGCCCGCATCGGACATCATGAATAAACCACCCGCAATGAGAATCATACACAGGCATCCAGATGATATAGCGGCGGGCATTGCGGCACCTCCCATAATATTACCTACACCACTCCCGATACCTTCGGCTGCAGTTCCAACACCACTCCCAACACCTTCAGCGGCTTCACCAACAGCCCCTCCTATACCTTGGCTTTCAGATTCAGAAGAAGTTTCAAGTTTATTAGCTAATTTTAATGCGGATGCATCATTGTTTATAATCTCTACAACTTTATTAGAAAGTTGTTCTGCAACATACTTGATTTGTATATCTTGATCAATACTACACTCCGTATTAGCCGCGAGTGTTGCTATTTCTACTGGTGGCGGAATACCCATGTTCGCATATAGACCCATACCGACTGGATCTATCACAAGATTTTCCGTGACTAGTGTTTGTTCACTGATAACTTCACCTGCAAGTTTATTTATAGTTTCCATTGTAATATTTTTTTCAATTTTATTTTTAATGTTTACAATAGTTTCATCTGACGATTTTTTGTTTTCTGGGAGAGATAAAAACCCCTTCTTTTCCTTTGCAGTCTTTTTTATTTGTTGTTCAATTTCATTACCGATTTCAGTTACCAAATCTGATGTCTGTTGTGCATCAAATTTTTGGAGAATTTTAAGGTCAGCGTTAATCTTTTGTGTAATATCAAGTTTACAATACGCTGTAACTCCAGATACAGACATATCTTGAACACTAACAACTTTCGCGGATACAACATTTTCATCTCTATTCAAGAAATTGAATATATTTTCGTTTACAACCGTTGTTTCTGATTTGGTTTTTTGTCTTTTTTTACCACCGAAAAGAGCACCTGCAACAAATCCGAGAACCATTTTATTTACTATTCACACAGAAAAAAAATTAGTCTTCCTTTTTCTTAGCATCTTCAATTTGTTTGACAATATCAAACACGGATGCATTTGGGTCTATTTTTATTTCGCCTGTATTATACTCTCTATATTTTTCCATACTCTTAAATAAAATAAAGGCGATGGCAACTGCGATAAGTGTATACGTTATCTTTTCCTGGTTAATCATTTTTTATATTATAATAATATTTTTAATTTAAAGAAATAAATTTTCTTTATACTAATGATTTTAAGTATAGACGTCGGTATACGAAATTTAGCAATGTGTATGCTCGACGAAACGTCTAATCTTATTGTTCAGTGGGACGTTTCTGGTGTACCTCCTGAACATAAAGACGGCTTATTTGTTTCTTTAAGAGACCATTTAGATGATAAACCATGGATTTTAAAAGCAGATACGATACTCATCGAAAAACAACCCGATAAAAATAGAAAAATGAAAATGGTTGAACACTTTCTTCATACCTATTTCGTTATACGAAACCCTAAGGCAGAAACGATTATTTACGATGCACGTTTCAAAATACCCGATTTTGCGGGTCCCGGTAAAGCTATGTATACGAAACGTAAGAAAGCGTCTATTGAGCGGTGTCAGCAATTCATATGGAATAATACAGTGAATGCACACTGGATTCCTATATTTAATGCGTCTAAAAAGAAGGATGATCTTGCTGATACGGTTATGCAAGCTATTAGTTTCACGAAACGTATTGAACCTATACAAAGCGTTTCGAAAAAGTCGAAAAAACTCGTTCCTCGTAAACCGAACGAGAACCAAAAACGAACGCGGTACTCTAAATCAAATTTAGCGTACATTTATAAGAATAAAACCGAACTCGAAGTTCTCGAAAATAATAAACGGTTCATGAAAGATCTTAAACGGTACTATAAAAGTATAGACGATTTAGTTAAGGATCTAACGGTCGTATAATGAATTATATCTTTTCATTACCTCGTCTAATTTGAAGTTTTCATAATTCATATCTGGACTGTTTAAATCTATACAGTGTACGTTCTTAAAAACGTCAGGTGTTTTATTTTTCAATTCCCAATATACATCTAACATAAATTCACCGACGTGCTCGGTTTCGATTGTGTTTCCGACCATTATAGGTTTAAAATCTCTAATTATATTAGTTGGGTATTTTTTAGATGCAAAAATATTAGTATAAATATAATCGTCTCTCATTTTTTCTATAGGTATTAAACCATTTGGTAAGACGTAAAAAAAGTTCCAATTGGGTAACATTTTAAACATATCGTCTATATCTAAATCATTATTTACCCTATAAAAATTATCATATTCGAACTGAATCATATCAACGGGTATATCTTTTAGACCCTTCAAAACTGCTAAATCGTGTCCATCCGTATCAATTTTCAAAAAGTTTATACTCGAAATGTCATTTTTTTTACAATAATCATAAAGTGTATTATCTGTATCATTTAATCCATATTTATTAACGGTGACGTTTTCGGAATCATAATTAACTTCCTTCTTATACATTGTATACTCGTTTGTGTTTTCCCAACTCTTACCAGATGGTTTAAAAACAGGATCAAATAAGTGTAAAGACATATCTTCATTTATTTCACTTGGAAATACCGAACCAGTTGCACCCACGTCAAAAATACACGCCCCGGGTGTATTCTTGATGATAGATCTTAATAATTCTAACTCACCGTTCACATTATGGTTACAACATATTCTGTAGCTAAAATAAGGTAAATTATATTTTTTTTCTTTATCTTTTACGGTTATGATTTCGTCTAACCTTGGCTCCATGATATATTAATATTATTCCAAAACTTTAACTATCGTAAGTTCTTATCAGCCGTATAATATGTCTTTCCCTTAACAACAAAACTGTGCACGCGCGCATACGCCCATGCTTGTGGACTCGCACCCGGTCGGTGTCCCGTTCGCCATGCGGCTAATCCACGATCGTACACTGTTTTTAAAGTTTTTAATGGTATACCTGTCACTTTGGATATATCTTTCAGTTTCGTTACACCTGGATACCTTTTACGAAACTTCGATGTATAACTCGATGTTCTCGTTTCAACCTTTTTATCTGTTTTGAAAGGTGTATAGTCTTTTTTCAACATCTTTTTGTACCTCGATTCAACGTTTTTAAGTGTACTTAGTCCCCTGAAATACTTGAGTGGTGCATATATTTTACCCTCACTTTTACGAAGTTGGGTAATTTTTTTACGAATATCGCTCTCGGATAACATCTTAAAGATTATGACCGTAGTTACAATAAATGGAGAAAAAAGTACTCGATCATGGTTTCGTTAGACTCGTGGATTATATGCCGAGAGAAAATCTTGATACGTCAATTGTTCAAGCCGCCCGGGTTTCTTACGGAGAAGGTACGACGACATCGAGAGGTGATGCGGGTCTTATTAGATATTTAATGCGTCATTGGCATAACACACCGTTTGAAATGGTCGAGTTTAAGTTTCATATCAAAATGCCTATATATATTGCACGTCAACACATGCGACACAGAATGGCAAGTGTGAATGAATACTCAGCGCGATATTCCATAGTTCCAGAACAATATTATAAACCTGACATTTTACGTGGTCA